GAATGCTTCAACATGTTTTCAATCTGCGAAATACAGACCACTACAAAAGCACGAAAGTGTATTGGTGTTTGGTAAAAAAAAGATAAAGTATAACCCAATAAAAACAACAGGACACAACCCTACAAACTCGGCAAAAAGTTGTAGGCAAGCTGGTATTTATCATGGTAATGGTAAGTGGGAGTATGATGGTGGGGTTACTGATAGATACCCCGTAACGGTGCTGGAATTTAATATTCAAAGAGGATTGCATCCAACACAAAAACCAGTTGAGTTACTTGAGTACTTTATCAAAACCTACACCAACGAAAATGATTTGGTGCTTGACAACACAATGGGTAGTGGAACAACTGGAGTAGCTTGTAAAAATCTTAACCGTTCTTTTATCGGAATAGAAATGGACGATAAGTATTTTGAGATAGCAAAAAACCGTATCGAATCACATATCGTACAATCATCACTAACAAACAGCTTATGACAAACGCAGAATTAGGAATCCCCGAATACAAGGTACGCAAGAAATCCACTAAAAAGTCATACCGCAAACCTGAAAGCATCAAAGCGTTTCAGAAGGAACATATGGTGCAAAAGTACTTAGGTCGAAACATACCCGCATCATGCCATATTGAAACACCATTTGATGATAAGACTGCAAATGGCCTGACAAGACTTATTATCGCATGGATGGGTATGCATGGTCATTTTGCTGCACGAATCAACTCAGGGGCTGTTTATGACAGACGATTAGGCATTTATCGCAAAGGTAGCGGTGCAACGGCAGGGATGGCTGATGTGAACGCTGTGATGGGTGGTAAATCTGTTTCTATTGAGGTTAAGATTGGCAAGGATAAAATCCGGGAATCACAACTCAAAGTCAAAGCGCAAATTGAACAGGCGGGAGGTGTTTACATCATTGTCAGGTCATTTGATGACTTTTTGCAGCAAATAGAAGAAATTAATAAGTAAATTAAGCAATATAGACAAAATCAATGAAGATAAATAAGTTATTTTTTACAAAAAAGTATTCAGAAGGTACATTTTACTGTTTTTACTCAGAATGGACTATCAAAATATTTCGCATCTTTGGTATTCAGTTTATGAGATTAAAGCACTTAGGGTATAGTGTTGATGCTTTTAGCAGTTTTTCTGAGGCTAAAGACTTTTTGAACGAAAAGAAATCTGAATATATTCAGGCGTTAAGGTATATAAAACACTAATATGGCTAAAAGGCAGATAATTAAAGAAGGTGGATTTGACCCGAATAAATTGTTTTACACTATGGGTGCGTTTTATATGGAAAATAAAAACGCAATCAACCCAAATACGGGCGAAAAACAACGAATAAACATTCTAAATGAAGGGTCAAGCCGATGTTTTGATGCAAACCAAATGATATTATGTTCTGATAGAAGTAAACCTATTTCTGAAATTAAAAGTGGTGATATGGTTGTTTCATTCAACCATGACACGGGAGAAAATATACTTAAAAGGGTTTCTGATGTAATTATCACACAGAACAATACAAAAAAATGCCTAAAAATAAAGCTAAAAAACGGAACAGAAATAAATTGTACTGAAGACCATGAAATTTATTATAATGGAAGGTACATATATGCGAAAGAATTAGTATCTTTGTGTAATAATTTAAAAGCACAAAAGATATGAAAAAGAAAAAATTTCACTTTAGCGTAGATGGGAAGTTAGTTTGCAAGTACTTTAATCAAGAAGATGGAGAACAATGGCTTATACAAATGAGATTAAAGCACTCTGATGTGTCAGAATTGAATGAAATGTGGAAATTTATTCCTAATTTTGGGAGGTATAAGGCATCTAATTATGGTCGGATTGGTTCGATAAACTATAAAAATTCGGGTTGCTTTAAGATTATAAAACCTGCTGCCGGAAAAGATGGGTATTTGCAAAGTATGTTTTTAAAAGACGATGGAACATACAACACAATTAAAGTGCATAAATTAATTGCATTAGCATTCTTAGGTGCAAGACCTGATGGAACAGAGGTAAATCACATTAATGGGGATAAACAGGATAACAATGTATCGAATTTAGAGTATATAAGTCATTCTGCCAACTGTCAGCATTCTTTTGATACTGGGCTACAAAAACCAAAAAGAGGTATTTTAAATGGTATGTGCAAAATAACACAAGAACAGGTAGATAATGCTCGTAAATGCAAAAAAGAAAGCACCAAAAGATATTGGGGTAGAAAAGAGATGGCAAAAGAAATGGGAATATCAGAAAAGCATTTACAACGATTAGTAAATAAAGAAAATTCATGGTAAGCCAAATCAACATAGAAGACATAGTTTCAATCGAAGAAACTATTATAACTACCCTTTATGACTTAACAGTAGAGGATAATCACAACTATTATTTGGATTGTGGTTATCCTGTTTTGGTTCATAATAGCGGAAAATCTTTCGATACCTACGACCTTTTGATTCAGTTCTGCAAAGCCAATGTTAAAGATCCACTTTCAATATATGTTGTCCGCAAAACACTGAAAAGCTGCCGTGAAATTGCTTATCAGGAGGATTTTGTTACAAAATTGAAACTTTTAGGGCTTTACGACACAGATTATGAGCGTAACGGTGGCAATTCTCCTGAATTTAGGCTTTGGGGTAGTACAATTCAGTTTATAGGGTTAGATACTCAAGAGGAGTTGGGAAAGTCTGATATTGTTTATGTCAACGAGGCTTTAGATATTGACAACGAAAGGGTAATTAATGATTTGCTAAGGCGTTGTACTATGTTAGCCATTTTGGATTGGAATCCAAAGTATTCAGACCATTTCTTGTTTAAATGGGAGGGAAGATTCAATACACTGTTTACAAAAACCACATTCAGGGATAATAAACACATCCCACCAACAATCAAAGGTGGTATTTTAGCTGCTTGCCCGTGGGATTTTTCAGACTATGACGAAGAAAAAAGGCGTTGGAAAGTACCTATTGAACAGCGTAAACCAAACCTGTTTAATATCGAAATGGGGACAGCCAACGAAAGAGAGTGGCGGGTTTATGGCGATGGGGAAAGATGCCCCGAAGAAGGTGCTGTTTTTAAAGACATTGTTTGGATAGATGAATTTCCTGATACTTGCGAAGCTGTACATTTTGGTCTTGATTTTGGGTACTCTTCAGACCCTGCGGTACTTACAAGAGTTGGCAAAAATGGCAAAGACCTATTTATCGAATACCTGACATACTCTGCGTACGACAATCCTGATTCGCTTTATGACGCTGTAATGCCAATCCTGTTAGAAGAACAAGCAGACAGGCGAAGCAAGACAAAAGGCGATATTATGAATATTGCGGTGGCTTGTGATAGTGCTGACAGGTATAAAGACACCCATTTTGTGCCAGCTTTGAACGCAAGAATACTAACTGACAATAGAAATATAGCTGAAAAACTAAGGCGTGATAAAAAAACTGAGGAAGAGATAGCTAAAATGACTATTCATGGCATTCAGTTTGTAAAAACAAAAAAGCCCGGGATTACAGTTAGGCTTAATATGATGAAAAAATACAAAATTCATGTTGTCAGGAATGTAAATGCAGTAAAAGAGTTCGATAATTATGTTTATATGATGATTGAGGGTAGGCAAACAAACATCCCAATCGACAAACACAACCACGGTATTGATAGCTCAGGGTATGCCGTTTGGTACTTTTTTAAGTGGTAATTTAATGTTAAATATGATTAAAATCAGTAAAATAGTGAAAAATATAGAAAAAATCTATATATTTGCAGCATAATAATCGACTATGGCATTTAATACAAGCAGAGTTATACTTAGAGATGGTCGTATTCCATCCCAAAATGATTTACTTTCGGCTGTTTATGGCGATGTTAATTCTACGGAGGTAGATACAAGCACGCTATGGGGGCAAAGGGATGCTTTGAATAAATCATCATTGGTTCAGGCATGTGTTATTTTGCGTGCTGATGCTTTTGGTAATATGAAAATATGGGCAAAAGACGAATACGGAAGAAAGGTGAGAAATGCAACCGTTAAACAAGACTTGAAAACCTTAAATGTATATAATCCTTATCAGAATTTTCGTACTTTCAATAACATGGTTGAGGCTTATGCTTGTGCATATGGTAAATGCTATGTTGTAAAGCAAAAACTGATTGGTTTAGATAAATTCGATTATTACCCCATTTCGACACACTTAATAACACCTGTTTACTTAAATACAGCTAATAATTTTGGAGAAAAGGTAGCAGACTATTATTGGGTTGAACTATACGAAGGTAACAGAATAAGGCTTGAAAGGGATGAATTATTTGTTTACGATGATAATGATTTCTTTAATCTCGATGGAGTTCGTGGATTAAGTCGATTACACTCGCTTAAGGAACCAATATCAACACTTTTGAGTATCGGACAAATGTCAACTCAACTGATTGCTGATGGTGGTGCAAGAGGTATAATTTCGCAAGGAGGCCGTGATGTAGATATGATTTCAGCACCATTTTTGGATGATGAAAAAACTCACATACAAAATGCACTAAAAAAATATGGTGGACTAAGGGAACAATTGAAGTATATCGTGATGAAAGGTGTGGCAAATTATGTACCACTTACATCTAAAATTATTGACATGCAGTTACCTGAGCTTGAAATGAAGTCAATTTTGCAAATCGGCAAGCGTTTTGGAATACCAAATGCTTACAGCGCACTTGAGCCAAGGTTTAAAGCAATGCCTGAAGCACGAAAAGAGTTTCATACAGGCACAATAATTCCTGAGGCAACAGTTCGGTATGAGCGTATTTGCAAGATGAAGGAAATACCGGAGAGAGATTGGGAATATCAACCTGATTGGTCACATTTGGATTTTTTTCAGGAATCATTGAAGGAAAGCGCAATCGCACTGAATCAGGCATTATCAGCATTAACCCCTGCTGTTGAAAAAGGGTTAATATCAATAGAAGTTGCACAGGCGTTTTTAGAACCTTATTTAGAATAAAATTATGGATGCAAAAACAAAAAAAATCCTGCAAGACAAAAAGGATAGGGAGTTGAAAGACCAAAAAATCATAACGAAATGATTGACAAAAGCAAATACTCAACTAAAGAGGAACTTTTTTCATTCCTGAGGGAAAATAAAAAAGAACTTCGGGCAGAAAAGATGTTTCAAATGAAACAGGCTGATTCTGTTTGTTATGTTGTACCGCTTTACGACACTAAAGGTGTTGCTATCAAAGCAGAAACACAACAAACACTAATCAACAAGGATTCAATAACGGCAAAGATTGTGATTAACACAACTAACCTGATGGATTCACATAACGATGTACATATCCCCGGACTTTGGAAAAAATCTATCAAAGATAATAAATCTGTTTACCATTTACAGGAACATCAGATGAAATTTGACAAAATAATTACAGACGAAGTTAAGGTTTCAACAAAATTGATGTCATGGAAAGATTTGGGATTTGATTATGAAGGTGAAACAGAAGCGTTAATCTTTGATTCTACAATCCCGAAAGACCGTAATCCGTTTATGTTTGAACAATATGCCAAAGGGTATGTAAAGGAACATTCAGTTGGTATGCGGTATGTTCAATTATATCTTTGCATGAACTCAAACGAAAGATGGGATGTTGAGGAGCGTTCAAATTGGGACAAGTATTATGAGTATGTGACAAACAAAGAAGATGTTGATAATCAGTGTTTCTTTTGGGCTGTAACAGAAGCTAAGTTAGTCGAAGGGTCAGCAGTTGTAAAAGGAAGCAATCATGCAACACCAACTATATCAGTAAAAGAAAATACAGATGAGCCGTCAATAGACACTCAGCTCGAAAATAAAAATGACAGCCGTCAGTCCGACACTGTTAATATTGAGGAATTTAAAACTATTTTATCAAAACACTTAAAAAACTAACAAAATGAATGAAGAAATGAAAAAAGCATTGGAACAGATGCTTGAAACTTTCAAGTCAGGACTGAAGGAAGGTATCTCTAAAGAAGAAATGACTTCTGGTCTTGGAGCTTTGAAATCTGAAATTGAAAAAAGGTTTGAAGGAATTGTGTCAAAAGAAGAATTACAGAAAGAAATGGAAGATTTCTCTCGTAAAATTACTGCTGACCTTGAAAAATTCAAACCAACAGAATCCGCAAAAAACGAAGGTATCACAAAGGACGCTTTTGAAAAGATTCAAAAAGAGTTTGCTGCAAGTAATAAATCTGTTTATACAGTGAAAGTTGCTGCTGCTTTCTCATCTTCAAACGCAGGAGATGCTGCTGCTACCTTGTTTGGTCGTGAAACTGTTGCAGGTATTCAGTCTGCACCCCGTGAAGCAAACGTTATCCTGCCAGCATTACTGAAAGGCTCTACAAAAGCACGTCTTATTGAATGGGTTAACCGTATAAACGAAGATGGGGGGTCTGCATTTATTGGTGAAGGCGTATTAAAACCTTTGATTGATTGGGATTATGACATGGAAAGCTCAACAGCTAAGAAAATTGCTGTACGTGCCAAAGTTCCTACCGAAATGTTGAATGACTTTGCTGAGTTCCGTTCTGATTTGAACCGTATTCTGACTATTGACCTGTTGGAAGTTATCGAAGATAAACTTTTGACTGATACATTGTCAAGTACTACCGTTGCCGGTATCTCGACCGTTGCATCAGGTTACACCACAACCGCTTTGGATGATTTGGTAGACCAACCAAACTTTGTTGACGCTATCCGTGCTTCAATGCTTCAAATGCGCTTGTTGAGATACAAGCCAAACATTGTTTTTCTTAGCCCGACTGAAGGCGCTTTGCTTGACCTTATCAAAGACAAAAACGGCAATTATATCAAAATTCAGGTTGAAGGTGTGCTTCGTACATTGCAGGTTGTTGAAACAACTGCTATTCCATCCGGTTATTTCCTTTTGATGGACACATCGAAATGGGTTGTAAAAATGCTCGAAGATGTTATGGTTGAGTTCGGTCGTGATGATGACGACTTTTCCAAAAACATGATGACTGTTATTTGTGAAGCCCGTTTGCACTCTTACTACAATTCAATTGACGTTGGTGCATTCATTTACGAAGATTTTGCAACTGTAATTTCAGCGATTGAAAAACCGAATCCTGCGGGATTAGTTGAATAACAATAATGTGAGGGTTGAAATACACCCTCACTATTTAATAACACTCAAAAAATCAAATTAAAATGAAAAAGTTTATATTTTTACTGATTGCGCTTATCAGTTTTGTTGCTGTTCAGGCACAAACGGTTAATGTCCCTGCTATGAAGGCAGGTTTCACTTGGACTTATGTTACCACCCCGTATCAACTATCAGTTGCCACTGTTAGGAATTTTATTTTCCCTGCACCGCAAGCACAGCCCACTACTCAGGACTTTGTTGTAGAACTCGATACTGTTGCAGGCACACCTACTCAACACGCCACCGTTTCAGTTGCTTTGTTTGGTCAAAAATCCTCTATTGCAGGTGATTGGACTGCTATTGGTTCGGCTAAAACGTGGTACAATACGACTCTTGACACTGTTATTATTCTCAGTAATGCAACTGCAAATAGGTATGCGAGTTATAAGGTTGTATATACAGGCTCAAACACATCAGGGGCAAAAACACAGATTACAAGGCAGTATTTTAAACAGTATTTGGAGTAAGACACATTTTTTAAAAAATCATATATATGGCAAAGAAAAATCAAATAGTTAAACTCAATGAAAAAGTTGAGGTTGTTGGTTCAGGTAAATACATGATGACACTCAACAAAAAGTACATGGTGCACCCATTGTTAGCACAAAAGCTTGTAGCTAAAGGGGCAGCAAGAATGTCAAAACCGGGTAAAGAAAGCGTAGAATAATCTGCGTTTAAAATAATTAATAACCGTAGAAAGGCGAATCACTTCATAGCGGTTCGCCTTTTTTAATACAAAAAATTACAACAAATGAGAAATCTAATCGACCAATCATTTTTTATCCGCTACATGAAAATTCAGGGAAATACTGAAAATGTATCGGGTACAGTTTTGTCTGAAGCTGCCAACAGGTCTGTTGCTGAGATAGACCAATATATTGCACTGTATCAAAAGAAGTATCTTGAAGATATGTTCGGGGAAACCCTTGCAGTGAATCTTCCACCAGAATTGATTGCGCTTATCGTTGATGATGAAACAAAAGAATCACCCATTGCAAATTATGTTTACTACTTCTACACAAAGGATAAACAGACCATTACACCCGCAGCAAAGGGGTTGAATGCAAACAACTATTACAGAACGCAAATAACATCTGTCAGGGATAATGCAGTCTTTTCATGGAATGAAATGGTGACTTTAAATGAAAAAGTTCATAAAAAGCTTTACGATGACGAAACAATCACTATATTTGCAGGGACGGACAATGAAGAAGTGTTATCTTACTTAGATGATATATTGCCCGAAGTAAAAGATACGTCACGAATTTTTGAAATGATTAATTCATTGGATTTATGATAATTACCGATAAGCATCTGATGCGTGATTTCGACAAACTTAGCGTTGTGTTTAAACACGATAAAGCATTCATGGAAAAGGTTGCAGCATGTCCTATGCCAACGCACGTAAACGGTGTAAAACTAAAAGTTGGTGGTGAAATACCACTTCAGTATATTGCCATGTGTTGGAATGTTCAGGATGAAGCCATGCTTAAAAGAATTACAGCATTAGGGTATGGATTAGATGCTGAAAAGATAGCCAAATATCCCCTTATTGATTTTCTGAGGATGACGCAGGAATTTCAAGCGGAAGCGGAAAAAGCAGCTAAAATGTTCATGACCCTTAAACGTGAATCGAAAGACGAAAGACTAAAAAGCATCCTGAAAGACTTCAAAACATCTGAAAGGGCTATTTATACCGAAATAATGATTTCTTCCAACGGTGCATACACACAGGAACAGGCAGCAGATATGCCGTGGATATTAGCATAC